CGCTGGGCGGACCTGCGCGAGGCGGACCTGCGCGGGGCGTACCTGAGCGGGGCGAACCTGAGCGGGGCGAACCTGAGCGGGGCGAACCTGAGCGGGGCCCTGGTGCTGAGCCGGTAGAGCCAGGAGGTGAGCGGTGATCACGCGTGACGAAGCGTTGGAGGCGATCAGGTCCAACGTCCGGCCACTCCCCGACCTGAGCGGGGCTTGGGTGTTGGTCGGCAACCGTGAGATCAGGATCCCCTGATGCACCCGACCGCCCTGGAGGGCTTTCGGCGGATGATCGACGCTGCCTTCGGGCCGATGGTGGCGATGACGCAGGATCGGCCGATTCGCGCGCTCGACGTCGGCGGCGCCGACGTCAACGGAACGGTGCACACGATCGTGCGGCAGTGGTTTCCGGTCGAGTCCATCGACGTGATGGACATCGAGTCCGGGTCTGGCGTGACGATCGTGGCCGACGCCACCGACCCGGCGACCTGGAGAATGCTGCAGCGCGAGCGGGAGAACGCCAAGGGCGGCCTTTACGACCTTGTGATCACGACCGAGACCTTCGAGCACGTCGAGGCGTGGGGTCGGATCGTGCACGGCGCGGCCTCCGTGCTCCGTCCCGGCGGGTGGTTCATCGGGACGTGCGCCAGTTGGGATCGTCGTCCGCATGGTGCGCGAGGTGCGCATAACCCGGAGCCTGGGGAGCACTACGACAACGTGCGGGCGGATGACCTGATCGCGTTCCTGCTCGGCGACTTCGCCGGCGAGGTGGTCGTCGAATACAGCCGGCGGCCCAGCTTCCCCACGACCAACGATCTGTACTGGAGGGCGCAGAAGCTGTGATCGTCGACGCCTTCCCCTACGCCTACGGTCCGGAGATCCTGCTCATCCGGTTGCATGAGCTGGCCGGCGTCGTGGATCGGCACCTGATCGTCGAGGCTGACACGACGCACACCGGGCGGCCGCGCACCCCGCACTGGCCGGAGCTGCGGAACGATCCGCTGTTCGCCCCATTCCGTGATCGGGTCGACTGGTCGTGGGTCGAGGTGCCGCGCAGTGTCGACAGGCCGATCGTCCGGGAGGGGTGGATCCGCTCGGCGGTGCTGGACGCGGTGCGCGGGATGCCCTACGCGAGCGACGACCTGTGGGTGCTGTTCGGCGACCATGACGAGATCCCGCACCCCGAGGCAATGTCGGACGCGCTCGCTGCGAGGTACCCGGCGGCCCGCTTGCTGACTCGCTACCACGAGTGGTACCTGAACCTGCGCGCCTCGGGCGGTCCGCACCTGTGGGAGTTCCGTCAACCGATGCTGTTCACGCTGGAGTGGGCAGCCCCGTACTCCGGCGAGGAGATGCGCGCCCGGCAGATCGGCTACCGGGCGGCCGGGACCGGTTGGCACCTGACGCTGCAGGGTGGCGCCGATGCGGTGGCGGAGAAGCTTCGCACGTTCGCGCACACCGAGATGTCCCGGTTCACCGCCCCGCTCATCTCCGCGCTCATGGAGCAGCGGCGCGACATCCTCGACCGCGCCCCGCTGGAGCTCGTGCCTGACGAGGAGCTGCCGCGCGCCGCGCTGGAGCTGGAGCGACGCGGCCTGCTGGAAGGGATGCTGATCCGATGACCCCCTGGCTCGTGGTGCCGACCCTCGGCAACCGGGACGGCTCGCTGGTACCCCTGCTGCGCGACGCCGGGATGCCTTCGGTGGTGATAGTGACGGGCAAGTCTGGTCTGTCTCAGTACGTCCTGGACGGAGGTGCCCGCGCAGCCCTTCGGGACATCTCCGGAACGCCCAACATCCACCGCTGGTGGAACCGGGGCATCGACCACGCGGTGCGGCACGGAGCTGACGTCGTGGTGGTCTGCAACGACGACGTGCAGGCAGCGCCGGGGGCACTGCTGGAGCTGGCCGCGCACATCGAGGCGGGAGAGCCGCACTCCCCGATGCTGGTCTGGCCGGACGACCCGGCGCATGCCGCGCCGCGGGTGAGCGCGATCACCGGCTACTGCTTCGCGCTCGACCCGGTGCGCATCCGGCCCGACGAGTCGTTCGCGTGGTGGTACGGCGACAACGACTTGGAGTTGCGGGCCCGGGCGATGCGCCCCGACTACGGCGTGCAGGCGGTCAGCGTGCCCGGGATCACGCACCTGCGCACCGGGACGACCTACGATCGCCCCGTGCAGCACCTGATCAACGCCGACCGCGAGCTGTTCGCCCGGCGCTACCCGGACCTGATGGGAGGGTGGAAGCCATGACGTACCTGCTCGACGTGCTCGTGCCGTCTCGCGGCCGGCCGTTCAACGCCCGCCGGCTCTGGCGCGCGATCCAGGACACCGCGGCGCACCCTTCGCGGGTACGCCTGCGCGTACGGCTCGACGACGACGACCCACACGCCGGGCAGTACAACCGGCACTACCCGGACGGGCAGTCCCTGCTCACCGCGGCGGACCTGATTGTCACCAGCGGGCCGCGCACCCGCCTCGCCGCGTCGTGGAACGAGCTGGCGGCACAGGCGGCCGACGGCGGGGCGACGCACCTTGCGCTCTGGGGCGACGACAACATCCCGATCACGCAGGGCTGGGACCTGCGGTTCGTCGAGCGGCTGGAGCGGGACGGGCCGGGGTTCGCCTACGGTCGGGACGGGGTGTGGGATCACACCTACGATCGGGACATCGCCGGGCACCTCGTGCTGCCGACCGCGACCGTGTGGCCGGTTGAGCTGTACCAGGCCCTCGGGTGGGTCTCCCCGCCCGGGCTGACGCACCTGTGCATCGACGTGGCGTGGAGGGACCTCGGAGTCGCCGCGGGCTGCCTGTGGTATGAGCCGGAGGTCGAGATCAGGCACCTGCACCGGATCAAGGGCGCGCCGGACGATCAGACCTACCGCGACGCCAACGACAACCCGGCTCAGGTGGCCTCGGACTCGGCGCACCTGGGCGTGTGGCGCAACGGCCCCCGGTTCGCCGAGGACCTCGCCAAGGTGCGGGCGTTGCGCAGTCGCTGGTCGGTCGGCGCATCCTGACCTCGTGACGCTCTACGCCCCCCTGACCGGCAAGGCGCGTCGGTCGGTGCAGCTCGCAACCCGGCGGATGAACGTGTGGGAGGGCGCCGTCCGCTCCGGCAAGACGGTGGCCTCGATCATCGCGTGGCTGCGGTACGTGCGCACCGGTCCGCCCGGCGACCTGCTCATGGTGGGCAAGACTGAGCGGACGCTCAAGCGCAACATCATCGCGCCGATCATGGTGATGCTCGGACCCCGGGCCCGCTATGTCGAGGGCTCGGGGGAGCTGTGGATCTGTGGCCGACGGATCTGGACCGTGGGCGCCAACGACGCGCAGTCCGAGGGCAAGATCCGTGGCATGACGCTGGCAGGCGCCTACATCGATGAGGCGACCCTGATGCCCGAGGCGATGTGGCGGATGCTCGGCACTCGACTGAGTGTGAGCGGAGCGCGGCTGTTCGCCACGACGAACCCCGATAACCCACGACACTGGTTGCGGCAGGTGCTGGCCCGAGCTGAGACGTGGCTCACCCCCGATGGTGACGTCACGCCCGGCCGGGAGCCGACGGCCGTCGGGCCGACCCTCGACCTCGCCCGGTTCAGCTTCACGCTCGCCGACAACCCGCACCTGTCCCCGGAGTACATCGCTGCACTCTCCGCGGAGTACAGCGGGCTGTGGTACCGGCGGTTCATCCGCGGTGAGTGGGTGATCGCCGAGGGCAGCATCTACGACATGTGGGACCCAGCGCGTCACCTTGTCGACCCGCTGCAGGTGCCCGAGCCCGAGATGCTGGTCTCGCTCGGGGTGGACTACGGCACCCGGCACGTGTTCGCCGCCGAGCTGCTGGCGCTGGCCCGGGGTCGGCTGTGGATGATCGACGAGTGGCGCTGGTCCTCCCAGCAGACCCGGGTGCAGCTCGCCCCGACGCAGTACAGCCAGCGCCTGCGCGGCTGGCTCGGCGACCGGTACCCCGAGGGGGTCTACGTCGACCCGGCGGCCGCGGACTTCCGGCGCCAACTCTGGACCGACGGGATGCCGGGGGTGCGCCTGGCCGTCAACGACGTAGCGCCGGGCATCCGCACGATGGCCGGCCTGTTGTCCGGGCAGCGCCCGCGCCTGCTGGTCAGCCGCGCGTGCGAGGGTCTGATCGAGACCTTGCCGGGCTACTCTTGGGATGAGAAGGCGGCGGCACTCGGAGTGGACAAGCCCGTGAAAGAGGCCGACGACGAGCTCGATGCGGCGCGGTATGGAGTGCACTCCTCCCGGGCGTCCTGGGAGCCGCACCTCACCCCGGCGGCCTGAGACGGAGGATCGATGGCACTGCCCACCGGTGCGGAGCAGTGGCCCCCGCATGAGCTCGGCGAGGAGATCGAGCGGGTTCGCAGGCTCGCCGCCTGGTACGGAGGCGACAAGCGGGTCCTGCTGCCCTACTCGGCGGCGGCGGCCGGCGCCGGGGGCAGCCCGCCCGGCATGGTTGCGCGGTGGCTGCTCGGCCGACGCCCCGGCGGGGCGATCAGCGGCGAGATGGGCGGGTGGGGGGAGCCCGACCCGCTGCACATGCCGGTCGCGGCGGACATCGCGCGCACCTCGGCCGACCTGCTGTTCGCCGAGACCCCGGTGTTCTCCGCGCCCTCGGACGCCGCGCAGGCGCGCCTCGACGCGCTGGGCGAGAACCTCGGGCTGGACGCGGGGTTGCTGGAGGCTGCCGAGCTGGCGGCAGCGCTGAGCGGGATCTACTGGCGGGTCGGGTTCGACGTGGCGGTCGCTCCGGATCGGCCGGTGCTGGCATGGGTGCAGCCGGACAACGCCATCCCGGAGTGGTCCTACGGCGAGCTGCGCGCGGTGACCTTCGTGCGCCGTCTGGAGCCACTGCTGCAGGACCGGCGGGTGTGGCGGCACCTGGAGCGGTACTCCGTGGTGCCGACCGGGTCGGGTCCGGCCGCGCAGATCGAGCACGGGTTGTTCGCGGGGTCGGCCGAGGAGGGCTCGCCGCTCGGTGTGCCGATGCCGCTGACCGAGCATCCCGACACCGCCCCGATCGCCGAGTCGCTCACGGTCGACAACCTGATGCTGTTCCCCGGCGTGCCGATGCTTGCCGGGTACGTGCCGAACATGCGTCCCAACCGGGCGCGGCGCGGCTCCCCGCTCGGGCGCGCCGACATCGAGCAGCTCGACGACGCGCTGCGCGGTATCGACGACGTGTGGACGTCGTGGATGCGGGACCTGCGCTTGGCGAAGGCGCGGATCATCGTGCCGGACGAGTACCTGCGGGTGAACGGGCCCGGCGAGGGCGCCACCTTCGACGTCGATCGGTCGGTCTACACGCCCCTGCGGATGATGCAGCCGGACGGCGGTGCGAAGGCCACCGACATGATCCAGTTGATCCAGTTCGCCATCCGCACCGCCGAGCACGGCGACACCCTGCGCGCCCTGATCCAGCAGGCCATCGGCTCGGCCGGGTACTCGCTGTGGACCTTCGGCATGGCGGACCCCGGCGCGCCGGCCGCCACTGCCACCGAGGTCGAGGCGCGCGAGCGGTTGAGCAACCGGACCCGGGAGAAGAAGGCGCGCTACTGGAGCCCGGCGCTGCGCGGGATGTGGTCCGCGGTGCTCGCCCTGGACTACTACCTGCGGTTCCCCGGGGCGGTGCGGCTGGCCCCGGGCGAGGTGGTCGGCGTCGAGCTGCGCCGCGAGTCCGACCGCGAGCCGCAGGCGATGGCACAGACGCTGTCCCTGCTCGCGCAGGCTGAGGCCGCCAGCACCCGCACGAAGGTGGAGGCGCTGCACCCGGAGTGGACGCCGGAGCAGGTGACCAAGGAGGTCGCGCTCATCCGGGCCGAGGCGGGCCTGCCGGCCGCCGACCCGCTCGCCGTCGGCCCTGTCACTCCGGCCGACCTGAGCGCGGCCGGAGTGGGCGCGGGTGGCTGAGGTGTCATCCGAGGACGGCGACGCGGTGGCCTCGCCCGGTCAGAGTCAGCGTGTACCCCTGGCGGGAGTGCGGGTCGCCGGACAGTTCGATCAGGCCGGCCCGGACGCACCGCATCACGATGCGGTCGCCGAAGGCGTTGCTCCCGTGGGGGCCAACGGCAACGGCGAGGCCGTGCTTGCCGGTCATCGTCCCGCCCTTGGAGAGCAGGATCTTGCACGCCTGGATCATGCGGGGGCCGATGCGGTATGTCTTCGTCGTCGTCATGAGACAACTGTAGCGCGTTTACCTGCGCAGTGTCTACCCTTGTCGAGTGTCCGATGACCAACCCGATCGATCGGCTCGCCCTGACGATGTTCCGCCTCGCCGGGGAGGCGGAACTCGCGCTGATTACCCGCATCAGCAAGGCGTTGGCCAGGGGGATTGACGCCCCGGGGTGGGCGCAGCGTCAGCTCGGCGACCTCGCGCGCCTGCGCCGGGGCTGGGAGGCAGACGTCGGGGCATGGCTGCTGCGGGGGCAGGCGCAGGCCGTGACCGCGGTCGGCGAGGCGGGCGAGTGGGGCGCCGCCCGGGCGCACGCGGAGATGCGCGTCGCCCTGCGTCGCACCGCGCTGGCCTCTCCGCTGCCGGGCACGCAGGGCGTGATGGCGCTCGCCGAGGAGCTGTCCGGGATGCTCGGCAGTACCCGGCTCGGTGTCCTCCGCGCCACCGAGGACGTGTTCCGCACCGTCGTGGCGCAGGCGTCCGCTCAGGTGCTGCTCGGAGCGCAGACGCGCCGCGGGGTGGCGCAGACCGTGCTCGATCGACTCGTCGCTCGTGGCATCAGCGGCTTCACTGACGCGGCCGGACGGCGCTGGGAGCTGGGCAGCTACACCGAGATGGCCACCCGCACGGTCACGCAGCGCGCCGCGGTGCAGGCGCACGCCGACGCCCTGGTCGGCGCCGGAGTGGATCTCGTGATCGTCAGCGACGCCCAGCAGGAGTGCAGGCTGTGCCGGCCATGGGAGGGCAAGGTGCTCTCGCTGTCCGGAGCGGGCGCCGGGACCTACCCGCTACCGAGTGCCGTCAACCCGGACAAGATCGTGCAGGTCAAGGTCTCAGGCACGCTCGACGAGGCGAGGCGCTCCGGGCTCTTTCACCCCAACTGTCGGCACTCGGCGAGCGCCTACCTGCCCGGCCTGACCAAGCCCGCTCGCACGGCGACCGCCGACCCGCAGGGCAGCGCGGATCGGCAGCGCCTGCGCGAACTGGAGCGACGGGTGCGACGCGAGAAGCTGCGCGAGGCGGCTGCCCTCGACCCGGCCGCGCAGGCACGCGCGCGCGCTCGGGTACGCGCGGCGCAGGCAGCGATCAGAGATCACGTGGACAGCACTTCGGCGAAGCGTCAGCCCGCGCGGGAGCGGATCGGCATAGCGCGCTGAGTTACGCCGGAGGGGTGCGGGTCGGCCCGACTCCGGAGCACCGCGCATCCATCACCGAGATGATCATCGGGCGGTCCGGATCGAACCCCTCCTTGTCGTGGAACCCCTGGACGATGCCGGCCAGGACGGTGTCGCGGCTCAGCGCCCACGCGGTGCAGGTCGCCTCGACGGCGTGGTTCGTTTCGATGTTGGACCACAGCGTGTCCATGCCGGTGCGGGTGCGCTCCGGCACCGTTGGACCCGAGGAGCAGGCGGCCAGGAGCAGAGCGCCGGAGGCAAGCGCGAGGGCGTCGCGTCCGATTCGTATCGTCATGCCTTAACCGTAGGGCACATTGTCGACACTTGTCTATTCCATGGATTCTGGTTCCACGTGAAACCGCATCCTTACCGGTACAGTGTGCTCCAGCGCGGACCGGGTGTCCGCATCGCGAGATCCCGGGAGGATCGACCGTGAGCGAGACCAGCACCGAGGGTGGCCAGCAGGGCGGGACCGGCGGGACCGGTGGCTCCGAGGGCGACCAGCAGCAGACCCAGCAGCAGGGTGGACAGCAGCAGACATCGACGGGCCAGACCGGGCAGCAGGGCATCGCGAGCGAGGCCGGGCGCCTCGTGGAGCAGCAGCGCCAGCAGCAGGCCGAACAGCAGGGCGGCGCCGAGGGTGGGATCGAGTCCCTCCCGGAGTGGGCGCAGAAGCTGATCCGGGACACTCGGAGCGAGGCCGCCAGCGCCCGAACCTCCGCCAAGGAGGCCGCGGCGAAGGAGGCGCGCGAGACCCTCCTCGCCGAGATCGGCAAGGCGCTCGGCCAGGAGGACAAGCTCGACCCCGAGAAGCTCAAGGCGGACCTGGAGTCCTCCTCGGCGAAGCACCGGGGTGCGCTCGTGGAGCTGGCGGTCGTGCGTGCCGCAGGCAAGGCGGGCGCCGACGTCGACGCGCTGCTCGACTCCCGCGCCTTCGTGGCGCGGCTGGACAAGCTCGACCCGTCGGCCGATGACTTCGCCGCCAAGGTGACGGAGGAGATCGCGGCTGCGGTCCGGGACAACCCGAAGCTGTCCGCAGGTCAGCCCGCTACCCGCTCCGGTGGGCAGGTGCAGGGCGGCGCCGGCGACAGTGGCGGGGAGGAGTCCTGGGAGTCCATGGAGAAGCGCGCCCGGGCCGGGCGTACCTCGCTGTTCGGCTGAGCCGCGGGGCCGGTCAGGGCTGACTCGGAAAGGAACCCAAGGTGACGAACACCTTCATCAAGCCGAGCGTGATCGCCCGGCAGGCCCTGATGACCCTGTACGCCAACAGCGTGATGCTGCCCCTGGTCTACAAGGACTACTCGACCGAGTTCAACGGCAACCAGGGCGACACGGTCACGATCCGCAAGCCGGCCACCTTCACCGCCGCCGAGTACGACAGCTCGATCGGTACCGTGAAGCAGGCGATCACCGAGACCAGCACCAGCGTCAAGCTGGACACGATCTACGACGTGACGATCCCGGTCCCCGACCTGGACGCGACGATCAACCTGGACGACCTGCAGGGCAAGGTCCTGCAGCCGGCCATGGAGGCCATCTCGCAGGCGATCGATACCCTGATCCTGACCCTGCGGGACGATGTCACCGCCTCGGTGACGCTGAGCGCCTACGACGCCAGCACGAACCCGCACCCGCTGCACGACCTCGTCGACGCCCGGCGGGCGCTGAGCACGGCCAAAGTGCCGATGACCAACCGGTTCGCGGTCGTCGACCCCTACATCGCCGCGCAGTGGATGCGGGACGACCTCGCCAACCGGGCGGACGCCCGCGGCGACGCCGGCACCGCACTGCGGGACGGCTGGCTCGGCCGGGCCTTCGGCTTCGACAACATCGAGTCCAACAACATCGCCGACTACGTCGGCGTGGGCTTCCACCCGACGGCCTTCGCGTTCGTCAGCAGGCCGCTCGCGCTGCCCAAGGGCGCCGCCTCGGCCGGGGTCGTGTCGTACAAGGGCCTGAGCGTGCGGGTCATCTACGACTACGACGCGCAGTACAAGACCGACGTCATCTCCCTGGACATCCTGTGCGGGGTGAAGACGCTCGACGCCAACCGGGCGGTGCTGCTCAACGGCCTGGCCGACTCGGTCTGAGCCGAGCGCCAGCAGGACAGGGTGTGGGCCGATGCCACGGATCGTCGCCCACACCCTGTCCTACCCGCCGTGGCGCCGGATCGGCGCCGAGCTGGCGACGCACGCCCTGCTGGAGCACCTCGCGGACTCCGGATGGACGTGCGTCGTCGCTCCCTCGGCAGCCCAGCCTCAGGTCACGCACCGGGTGGGCCGGGTGTGGGCAGTGCCGCTGCGGCTGGCCCGGGCCAGCCGACCGGACGTCGTGCTCACCCATGCCGGGCACGTCACCCCGGGCATGGAGCACGCGCAGCGCTACGGTGCTCCGCTCGTGGTCAGCGGGCACGGCGGGCCGCCCGGGTGGATGGCGGCGCAGGCCAAGCGCGCCGAGCCCGCCCTGCTCCTGGCCAACAGCGAGGAGATGGCCCGCTCGCTGGAGCGCACCGGCCTGCCCGTGCAGGTGCTCCGCCCGCCTGTGTGGCCCGCCCGTCGTTGGCCGCTCACCCCGGCCGGTCGTGACGTCGGGCTGATCAACGCCAACCCCGACAAGGGCGGCAAGATGCTGGCCTGGCTCGCCGGCCGCAACCCGTTGACCCGCTTCGTGGTGCTCGCCGGGGGCTACGGTCAGCAGGTCCCGCTCGGCCACCTGCCCAACGTGAGCGTGCTGCCGCACGGCACGCCCCCCTCGCGATTCTGGCGCCGGGTCCGCGTCCTGCTGATGCCGAGCGTCGAGGAGTCCTGGGGGATGGCCGCGGTCGAGGCGATGCACCGCGGCATCCCGGTCATCGGCAGCACCGCCCGCGGCCTGACGGAGTGCCTCGGCGGTCTGCAGCAGACGCTCCCGGTGGACGACCGGCTGCTGTGGGGCAAGCGCCTGAGCGACACCCTCGGTCCGCGGTGGCAGGACTGGCACATCATGGCGTTGCGCCGCTCCGCCGAGCTGCACCCCGCACCCGACCTCATGGCAGCACAGCACGCGATCGGAGGACTGATCGGCATGAGCGACACCCCGCAGACGAAGGTCGAGTACCGCAACTCGCGCACCGGGCAGACCGTGGCCGTCGAGGAGGGCTCGATGATGCACCGGCGGTTGGACGGACTCCCGCTGGTCTGGCAGCCTGTGACCGCCGCCATGGGGGTGCGGCAGCCCTCCGGGACGCACGAGACATCCCCCCCGAGTGTCGACGGCGCCCCGGAGGGCTCCGAGCCCCCCGGCATCGACCCGGGCCGGGAGTACGGCGAGCGCATCCCGCCTCCGCGGCACGCCCCCACCTCGACGTGGATCGAGTGGGCGGTGACCTGCGGGGCCGAGCGCGCGGCGGCCACCGATGCGGGGCGCTCGGCGCTGATCGCGTTGTACGGTGATGGTCGATGAGCAGCGTCCTGATGTACGCCGACGTGGCGGAGCTGACCGAGTGGATCGGCAGCCCGGCGCCGAGCAACGCTCGTGCCCTGCTCCGCGCCGCCTCCCTGCTCGTGCGCGACGCCACCTCGGCCGCGCTCTACGAGGTGAACACCGCGGGCCTGCCGAGCGACGCGGACACGCTCGCCGCCTTCAGCGACGCCACGTGCGCACACGCCGAGGCGCTCGACTCGGCCGGGGTCGACCCGGCGGCCGCGGGCGCGGACAGCGCAATCGTCGGGAGCTCGATCGGGTCCGCCTCGGTCAGCTACACCTTCGCCGACAAGGCGCGGGACGCCAGGGCCCGCCTGGCCATCGAGCTGTGCCCGATGTCGCTGCGGATCCTGCGCGACGCCGGGCTGCTGGCCAACCCGCCGATGACCTTCCGGGGCTGAGTCATGGTCGCCCGGGACAGCATCGAGGCGTGGTTCACCCACACGGTCGGCGTGGAGCGCTATTCGGGGGCGGGTGTGAGCGGACCGGTCTTCGAGGCGAGCGTCGACCTGAGAGCCTTCGTCGACCCGGTGACGAAGCAGGTCCGCGCGGCCACCGGTGAGACCTCGCTCAGCTTCGCCGGAGTGTTCCTGCCCTACGACACCGCGATGATCCCGGTCGGCTCACGGGTCACCCTGCCCTCCTCGCTCGGCGGTGCCGTCGGCACCGTGCTGTCCTGCGCGCCGCACGCCTCGGGGCTCGGCACCCCGGATCACCTTGAGCTGAGGCTCGGATGATCGCCGCCGACATCGTGTTCACCGAGGCAAACCCCGGGTTCAGTCTGAAGATGGCTGAAGCTGCACTCAAGGGCCTGCGTCTCGGGGGTGAGCACGTGCTCAAGCTGAGCCGCGACATCGTGCCGATCGAGGAGGGCACACTGGAGCGCTCCGGCATGGTCAGCGACGACGGCAAGGGCACGGTGGCCGTGAGCTACGACACGCCGTACGCCGCGCGGCAGCACGAGGACCTCGACGCCCATCACGACCCCGGCCGATCGGCGAAGTACCTGGAGAAGGCCGTTGCCGAAGGGCGGGGTGACGTCGCGCAGCTCGTGGCCGCGCAGGTGCGGCAGATCACCGGGGGTGCGGCATGAGCGGAGTCAGCAGCACCGACCTGTGTCGTGGGATCGCCGCCCTGCTCGACGCGGCCGGCGCGGTCACCTGGACGCCGAGCGGAGCCGTCGACCCGACGGCCGATCCGCCGCCGGTCTTCCTGACGATCTACCCGGCCGCCCCGGATGTCGCCGCCGCACTGGCCACCTACGCGGTCGGCGGGGACGATCCGACGCTGTCCGGCTCGGTGCTCATGCTGCAGGTGCGGTGCCGTTCCGGCACCGACGACGTCACCGCTGGGGACGACCTCGACGACGCGATCAAGGACGCCCTGCTCGGCAACTTCCCCGTGACGCTGCCGAACGGCGTCCGCTTGACCAGTATCGTCCGCTCCTCGGGCTCCCCGCTCGGGCGTGACGCTGCTGGCAGAATGGAGCGCACGACGAACTACCGCGTCCGGTACTACGACCCAACCCCGCACCGGGGCTGAAGGGAGAACGGCCATGACGGCACCGACCCGGGCGGACCTCGCGGACGCCACGCTGGTCAAGGACTGGTACCTCGACGTCGACTCGGGGTACCCGGGCGTGGCCTCGTGGATCGCGGTCGGCGGGCTGATGAAGTTCAAGCCCGAGACCCCGGCCACCTTCAAGGACGCCGGCACCTTCGAGGGCGGTGGCTGGGGGAGTCAGCAGAAGACCGCGGCGCAGTGGAAGCTGTCGCTCCAGCTCAAGCGCGCGCCGCAGTCCTCGGCGCTGACCGACTACGACGAGGGGCAGGAGGTCCTCCGCGCCGCCTCCCGACTGTTCGGAGCGTCGAACCGGGTGCACGTGCGCTGGTACGAGGCCAACGACTCCGGCCCGGTCACCGAGGCGTGGGAGGGCTACGCCAACGTCGAGTGGACCGAGGCGAACGACGGCATCGACGACATCCGGGTGATCGACGTCACCCTGCAGGGCCAGGGCGCGCCGACTGCGGTCAGCCCGAACCCCGCATCAGCCTGAGGCAGGAGCGCACCCCCATGGCGTTCCGCGACCTGACCGACGTCCTCGGTGCCACCCCGGACAAGGTACTGCCCATCGAGGGCCACGACGTGGCGTTCCCGGCCCGCATCAGCGCGTGGGCCGGGACGATGCTCCTCGCGATCCAGGAGGCGGCCCTGCGCAAGGCGGAGGCCGGTACCGATCCGTCCGCGATCGACCTGGACAACCTCATCACCGAGCTGGCGATGCAGGAGAGCGACGCACTCGACCTGGAGCGCGAGATCCTCGGCGACGGCGCGGAGCGCCTCGCCGCGCTCGGGGTGATCGGCGAGGCGCGGCAGCACGTGATCAACACCCTGATGGCGTGGCACCTGCGCGGCCAGGAGGCGGCTGAGGCCGTGTGGGACCCGCCGGAGGGAAAAGCACCAGCCCCGAACCGGGCGGCCCGGCGGGCGACGGCTGGACGCTCCTCGACGACGGGTGGTACGGCAAGGGGCCGCTCCCGGACGGCCGGTGGCGCATCGTCCGCCGCCCCGAAGCGCACGAGGGCCAGCGGTGGGGGCAGTGGCTCGTCGAGGTCTGGCCGCTCCTGACCGCCGACGCGCTGCAGCTCTACGGCGTCGATCTCGCGGACGGCGCCCTGCTCCGAGCCCGCCCCTGGTCGTGGCTGCTGGCTCTGATCGACGGGCTGCTCATCACGCGGTCCCGGGTGAGCTGGGAAGCGATCGGGCCGGAGCGACAGCGCGCCGTCCGCGAGGCCCTGGCTCAGGGTGCCGACGTGACACCATGGCTGTGACGTCGGCAGGCGGGAGGGGTTGAGGTGGCGCTGAGCCTCGGCGAGCTGGTCGCCTACCTGAAGGCCGATGACACCAAGCTGAAGGCTGGCCTACGGGGCGCGCAGGAGAAGCTCAAGAGCTTCGGCAAGGCTGCTGCGGTGGGGCTCGGCGTGGCCGGGGCTGCAGCCGGAGCGGCGCTGGCCGCCGGTGTCGTCGGCAACCTCGACGTCGGTGAAGGTCGGGCCAAGCTCGCCGCGCAGATGAACCTGTCGAGTGAGGACTCGGCCCGTATCGGCAAGGTGGCCGGACAGGTCTACGCGGACAATTGGGGCGAGAGCCTCTCTCACGTGAACGAGGCAATCCGCGCGGTTGGACAGAACCTCGGCGACGTCACCGACATGAGCAACGCCGAGCTGCAGAAGATGACCGAGCAGGCGCTCGCCTTGAGTCAGACCTTCGACCTTGACTTGAACACCGCCACCGAGGCGGCCGGGAAGCTGATCAAGAACGGCCTCGCGAAGAACAGCACCGAGGCGTTCGACATCATCACGAGCGGGATGCAGAACGGCGCCGACCGCTCGGGCGATTTCCTAGAGACGCTGAACGAGTACGCCCCGCAGTTCGCCAAGCTCGGGTACTCCGGCGAGCAGGCGCTTGCCATTCTGCAGACCGGGCTCAAGGCAGGCGCACGGGACACCGACACGGTGGCGGACGCCTTCAAGGAGTTCTCGATCCGGGCCATCGACGGGACCGCGCAGACCGCCGATGGCTTCTCCTCGCTCGGGTTGAACGCCGAGAAGGCGGCCGCGCAGATCGGCAAGGGCGGACCGGCCGCAGCCGCGATGACGCAACGGGTGCTCGCCAAGCTCAACGCGATCAAGGATCCCGTTGAGCGCAACCGGGTCGGCGTGGAGCTGTTCGGGACGCAGTGGGAGGACACGCTGCGCCGGATCTTGCCGAGCATGGTCAACGCCGCGGACCGCACCGAGGATGTTGCCGGCGCCACGCAGCGGATGGCGGATACGGCGGGCAGCAGCGGCAAGGCCAAGATCGAGACGCTCAAGCGCGGGTTCGATCAGTGGGTGCTCAGCATGACCTCATCCAACAGCACCCTCGGCACCACGGTAGCCGCGGTGGCCTCGTTCGGCGGGCCGGCGCTGGCCATGGCGGGCAGCTTCGGCCAGATCGCCGCGGGGATGGCTGCGTTCAATCTGCAGGCCACGATTGCCGCGGTGAAGACCGCCGTCGTGGCCACCGGCACGAAGCTGTGGGCGGCCGCTCAATGGCTGCTCAACGTGGCGATGAACGCGAATCCGCTCGGACTGATCCTGATCGCCATTGTGGCCCTGGTCGGCGGGCTGATCTACGCGTGGAAGCACTCCGAGACCTTCCGGACGATCGTGCTCGCGGCCTGGTCGGCGATCAAGGCTGCGGCATCCGCCGTGTTCGGATGGATCACCAGCTGGATCCGATCGAACTTCGAGCGGATCAAGGCCGTTGCTCAAGCGGTATGGGGCTTCATCTCGGCCTACATCCGTACCGAGATCGCCATCATTCTCGGCGTGGTGCGCGGCGTAATCGCCGTGGTCTCGTTCTTCCGCAACGCCTTCGAGTCGGCGCGGAGCGCCGTCGTGTCGAAGGTGAGCGCGCTGGTCTCGTTCGTGCGCTCGATCCCCGGCAAGATCCTCAGTGCGCTCGGCAACCTCGGAAACCTGCTCCGCGATGCGGGACGCAAGATCGTGCAGGGTCTGATCGACGGGATCAAGGCGATGTTCGGCCCGCTGCAGAGCACGTTCTCCTGGGTGACCGACCACATCCCTGACTGGAAAGGGCCGGAGGGCAAGGACCGGCGCCTGCTGTACCGTCCCGGGCGGGTCATCATGGAGGGGTTGACCGAGGGGCTGCGGGACAGTGTGCCGACCGTGCGCGCGGAGCTGACCGGCCTGACCGGCGCTCTCCCCGCCATGATCCCGGCGCCCCGCAGCGCTCCGGGGGCGACGACCGCAAGTGGCGCGGAGCACGCCCGGGTGATCTACGAAGGCGATCCCGCCGTCGCCGCGTTGCTCAAGCGGGTGGTGCGCGTGGAGTTCGGCGGGGATCCGGCGAGGATAGGGGGCTGAGGTGGCCTTCCCGTTCGACGCCACTGACCTGCGGGTCCGGCTCGACCTTGACGGCTCGGGCGCCTTCTCCACCGACGTCACGGACTACCTGCGCGGGTCGGTGGGCATCACCCGTGGCCTGCAGTCAGAGGGGTCGACTGCTGGGCCCGCCTCGATGTCCTGCACTCTGGACAACAGCGATCATCGGTTCACCCGCAGCAACCCGGACGGGCCCTACTTCGGTCAGCTCGTGCGGAACACCCCGATCCGCGCCGACCTGCCACACCTGATCACCCGGCTCAACGTCCCCCTCGGCGTGCCGGCCGCCCTGAGTACCCCAGACACCGCGACCCTGAGCATCACCGATGCGATCGACCTACGGGTCGACATCGAGATGGACGACTGGCAGGGCGGCGGGGTCGGCTGCGACCTGCTGCACAAGTGGGTCGAGGCGGGCAACCAGCGCTCGGCGTCGATGTACATCGGTCCGGACGGGGTGCTCTCGTTCCACTGGACCGCGGATGGGTCCACCGTGCACGGCGGACCGACGGCGTCCGCAGTGGTTCCGCGCGGTCCGAAGCGGCAGGTGCTGCGCGTCACCTGGAAGCACGACGACGGGGCGGGGAACCGGGTCTACTCCGCCTATGCGGGGACGGGCATGAGCGGACCGTGGACCCTGCTCGGGACGCAGTCCGCGGCCGGAACAGACACGATCTACGACAGCACCGCCCCGTGGTCCATCGGCGACACCGCGGACGGGGGTGGCCGGGCCGCGATGCGCGTGTTCGCCGTGCAGGTGTGGGACGGGATCGAGGAGGACGGCGGCACGCTCGTGTCGGACCTTGACCTGACCGCGATCCCCGAGAGCGCGAGCACGGTCGACGACGCGCAGAGCAACACCTGGACCCCGGCGAGCGGCGCGGAGTTGGCAACCAGAGATGTTCGCTACGTCGGCGTGGTGCCGTCCTGGGCGATCTCCGGCGGATGGATCAGCACCGACGCCGAGGCGTCCGTCAGTGCGGCCGACGTGCTGCGCAGGCTCGGGCGCAGCGCCGGGACGCTGAAGAGCACCTACCGCCGAGCCTGCTCCTCCACGCAGAGCCCCGTCTCCGGGCTCGTGGCCTACTGGCCGCTGGAGGATGCCGCGGGCTCGCTGCGATTGGCCTCGGGGCTCCCGGACGGCTCCTCGATGTGGATCGTCGGTGAGCCAGAGCTGGCGAGTGACGGCACGGCCTTCGTGTGCAGCGACCCCCTGCCGAAGCTGACCAGTGGCTCCGCGGTGGCCGGGAACGTGCGGAGCGCAGCGAACGGCGCGGCGCAACTCCGTCTTCTCCTGCGCGTGCCTGCGGCGTGGAGCGGGAGTGGGCGCCTGGTCAAGTTGACCGTCTCTGGCACGGCGCCGATATGGGAGGTCAGCATCGACTCCTCCGGTCGTCTCACCCTCACGGCCCGGGACTCGGCCGGAGCGAGCCTGCTCAGCGACGGACCGACCGTGTTCGGACTGCCGGGGGTGAGCGCCCGGCTTGATCTGTCCCTCGTGCAGTCCGGGAGCGACATCTCGTGGCGCCTGAGCACGCTCGGGGTCGGGGAGTCCACCGGTGGGGAGCACACAGGGACGCTCAGCTCACGTACGGTCGGTCGCGCGGTCGGGGTGAGCATCGCCCCCGACCTGTCGATGCCGGACGTCGTGGTCGGTCACGTAACGGTGCAGGACGAGCAGACATCGGTCTACGACCTGCACGACCAGCTCGACGGGTACGTGGGCGAGACGGCCGCCGAGCGCATCGCCCGGCTCGCCGGGGAGGCGGGGCTGAGCGCACGGTCGCTCGGGGTCGGCGGCCCGGCGCTCGGCGCACAGCGCAGCGGCAGCCTGCTCGACGTACTGCGCGAGGCTGAAACCTCGGACGGTGGCATCCTGCATACCCCCAGGGGATCGGGCGGGATCGCCTATCGGTCACTGCGCTCGATGTACTCCCGCGACCCCGTGGTGACGCTGCCGCTCATGGCCGGCGGGATCTCCCTGATCGCTCCGGTCGACGACGATCAGCAGGCGCGCAATCTGGTCACGGTCTCCCGCGTCGGCGGCAGCTCGCAGACCGCCGAGCTCACCTCGGGCGAACTCTCCACGCAGGACCCGCCGGACGGGATTGGGCTCTACGACGCGAGCTTGTCCGTCACCCTCGCCGGAGATGGACAGCTCGCCGACCGCGCGAGTTGGGAGCTGCACGCGGGGACCGTCGCCGAACAGCGATTCCCCGTGGTGGCGGTCAACCTCGCGGGCGAGGCGTTCATCGTCGAGGCGCAGGCCGGGACGCATGATCTCGCCGTGGCCGTGCGCGACCTGGACATCGGGGACCGGCTCGTCATCACCGACCCCCCCGCATGGGCGGCACCCGACGACATCGATCAGGTGATCATCGGGCTCGCGGAGGAGATCGGACAGTGGGAGCACCGCATCACTCCGGTCTGCCGCCCGGCGAGCACGTTCCACGTTGGGCGCTACGCGGACAGCGGGCACCGCTACGGCAGCGCGGCGAGCACGGTCAACGGCACGCACTCGGCTGGGGCGGGCACACTGTCCGTGGCCATCGCCGCCGGTGCACTGTGGGGGCACGGCAGTGGCGACTTCGATGTGCGAGTGGGGGGACGACGACTGACCGTGACGGCCGTGAGCGGCGCCTCCTCGCCACAGACCTTCACCATCGATGGCGGGCTGCCCGCCGACCTGAGCGGCGGCGAGGCGGTCGTGCTGGCCGACCCGAGTTTCCACGGGCTGTAGGAGGCTGAAATGTCTGGACTCGCCGGAGAAGAGATCATCGCGCCGGTCTTTGCCGAGAACGAGGAGAACGGGATCGGGTCGAGCGTCTCGGCCGAGACGGTGATGCAGACCCTGACCACTACGGTTGAGGCTGGCGGGGAGTACGAGCTGTGGTGGGACGGACTGTGCAACGGCTCGACCAACGGCAACGAGGCAGCGATCAAGCTCCGCGACACGAACGTCTCGGGCACGGTCATTGGTGATGGCGGGCAGGTCTACTGCGTGAACACGGCTCGGGTCTACCCCGGGCACATCTACGGCCGATTCTCCGCGACGGTAACCGGGGTGCAGGTGTTCGTCGCGACGATCCTCCTCGGAGCCGGGTCCGGCACCGTGCGCCGCTACAGCACTGCGAACGCTCCGGCCCGGCTGCGCATGAAGCGGGTCTCCTGACTAGCGACGATTGCAGACTTCAGTGTCGTAGACTCACCCCTGTGAAGCCGTCCCCCCGCGGCGATCGGCCGACTTCAGTGTCGTAGACTCACCCCTGTGAAGCCGTCCCCCCGCGGCGATCGGCCGTGACCGCGATGACCACCGACCCGAACGGCGTGAGCCTCGGTGAGGTGTGGAGGCGGGTCGTGGGGATGGATGGCAAGATCGACGCGCTCGGCGAGAAGGTGGAGCGACTGGAGATCAGGGCCGCGGTCAACGGCGTGCGGACCTCGATCCTGTGGGCCATCGCCGGAGTGGCCGGAGCTGCGCTGGTCTCCTCGCTGGTCGCCGGAGTGATCGCCGTGCTGCACGGCTGAGAGGAGTCCTGCGATGCTCAGCAAGGATCGGGTCCGCCGGGCCCTGCGGACCGCCGTGCAGGCGGCCGTTGCCCTGCCGACCCTCATCCCCGCGCTCTACGCCGGGCTCGGATGGCTCACCGACCGGCTCGGGATCGACCACCCACTCGTGCGCCTTGGCGTGGCCGTGATGGCGGGGCTCGCCGCAGTGACCTACGCCATGGGGTGGATGGAGGACCACGGCTACCTGCGGCCGCTGCTGCGGTCCCTCGACCTACCTGACGAACCGGGTACCCTGAAGTCGTGAGCACCCACGCGCCCGAGCCAGGACCGGGCGAGAAGCCACCGGCGATCACCGGGACCGGCACTCTCGCCCTCCCCTCCCTGGGCTCGCTCATGACCCGTCGGGCCGTGCAGGAGCAGCAGGGCCGGGACCCGCAGGAGGACTGAGGCATGGCGCTCAACCCGACGTTCTACGACGCACCGGCCGAGGCCGCGGTCAACGCGGTGGTGGACCGGCTCAACAGTGGCCTGCTGCGGATCTACGACGGGTCACAGCCGGCGCTCAACGGCTCCCCCGCCGGGACCTTGCTGGCCGAGTTGACGCTGAACGCCACGGCCTTCGGGGACGCGGCCGCCTCCGGCGGCACGGTCACCGCCACCGCGAACGCCATCACCGCCGACTCCTCGGCGAACGCGTCCGGCACCGCGACCAACTTTGCCCTCGTGCAGTCCGACGGAACCACGGTCGAGGCGACCGGGACGGTTGGCACCTCGGGGGCGGACCTCAACCTGAACAGCACGACGATCAGCTCCGGGGCGAACGTCTCGGTGAGCGCCTTCACCGTGACGATGCCGCAGACCTGACGAGTCCTCCCCGCGGCGCACCGTGAGGGGGTGACCGATGGCCGTCGCACCCACCGGTAGCCCTCCGGCGAGCCTGAAGTTCAACGGCGGGGCCTATCCGTTCTCCGGCACCACCACCTCCTTCGATGCCCCGGCGGGCGCCACCCTCATGGCCGTCATGGTCTCCGGGGACGATGGCAGCACGCCGGTAAGCTTCTCCGTCTCGGACAACAAGAGCGGCATCTGGTCGAGGCTGAAACAGTCGAACGGTGCGGGGGGCGCCGAGGTCCACGTGCGGGACCTGTCGTCCGAGACCGGGATGACGGTCACCGTGACCTGCACCAACGTGTGGGACAGCACGAACACGGCGCTTGCCTCGTTCCTGTTCCTGGCTGGTGCCGCCGGACGTACCAGCCAGACCGGGGCCACCGGGTCCACCTCGGCGAGCGGTACCGGCAACCTGACGGCCACCCTCACCACGACCACTGCCGGCGCCCTAGTGATCGGCGCCGCGGTGAGCGACCTGACATCGGCCAACCCGACCGCGCACACCGACAGCACGGTGATCGACTACACCAACGGCGGGGGTGGAGGGTTCACCCTCGTGGCCTGGCGAGCGACCGTCGTAGTCGGCACCCCGGGCAGTACGACCCTCGGCGCGGACGGGTCCTACAGTGGCCGCGACGTGGTCGCGGTCGAGATCCTGCCGACGGCCGGACCGTCGCCGATCACCGGTACCGGCTCGCTGGCGCTCGGGGGGCTCTCCGCGCAGGGGTCGGGGACGAACACTCCACCGGCGGTCACCGGGACCGGGGCGCTCGCCCTCGGCGCGCTCGGAGCGAGCGGGGATGGCGCGGAGGGCTTCACGGGGTCCGGCACGCTCGCGCTGACCGGCCTCGGCGCATCGGGTGTCGGCACCGAGGTGTTCACCGGATCCGGCTCGCTCGGGCTCGGTGGCCTCGGAATGTCCGGCTCGGGCACCTACACCCCACCGGCGATCACCGGTACGGGCTCGGTGTCCCTGACGGCGCTCGGCGCAGCGGGTACCGGCGTCGAGGCGTTCACCGGATCCGGCACTCTTGCCCTCGGACCGCTCGGCGCAGCGGGTACCGGCGTCGAGGCGTTCGCCGGGGTTGGCACTCTCACCCTCGGCGCACTCGGGGCGACCGGTGTCGGCACCGAGGTGTTCTCCGGGGCTGGCACTCTCGCCCTCGGTGCGCTCGGGGCGACCGGGGCCGGATCGGTGGTCAGCGGGCCGGACATCGACGGGTCGGGATCGCTCGCACTGGCCGGACTGACCGCGACCGGTTCTGGGACGAACACCCCACCGGCGGTCACCGGGAACGGGGCGTTGGCGCTTGGTGCTCTCGGCGCGGGCGGGAGCGGCGCGGAGGGCTTCGCGGGGACCGGCACGCTCGCGCTCACCGGCCTCTCCACGCAAGGATCCGGCGCGGTCACCGCGGCCGGCATCACCGGGTCCGGGTCACTCGCGCTGGCCGGGTTGAGCGCGGGCGGTGCGGGCGCCGAGAGCTTCGCGGGAGCCGGGTCGCTGGCGCTGGCCGGATTCGCGCTGTCCGGGCAGGCGGTCGGCGGGGACGTGGCGGGCTCCGGATCGCTGGCGCTGGCGGGTATCGGCGCCGCTGGGGTCGGGCAGGCCGTGGTGCGCACGGTGCAGGTGCTCATCGGCGTGGTGCACCTCGGACCGCAGGTGGCAGGCGCCGCATCACTGCCGACTCAGGTCAGCGGTGTCGGGCCCGTAGGCTCCACCTGGAGCGCGAGCCGAGCCTGAGGAGGAGCCGTGTCCGAGTCGATCAGCGTCCTGAGCACCGAGTATGACCGATGGGCGATCAGTGCGGCATCCGATCCACGGGCTGACGTCGTCGAGCTGGCTTACCTGACCCCCGGCACCGAGCCGACGGAGAGCGACTGGCACACCGCGAGCTGGGAGGCGAGCACGCTCGTCGTCGACGGGGTGACCTGCTATGTCGTCGCCCTGCTCCTGGGGTACGGCGGGCTGGAGCTGGAGGTCGGCGAGTGGTCGGTGTGGGTGCGCGTCACCGACGACCCGACGATCCCGGTCAAGCCGCTCGGCACGATCGTGGTCTACTGACCTGAGCGCACCCTGCGCACTCCTACCCCCAGGGAGATGAGCATGACGGCACAGCAGACGGTCGCGTGGGCGGCCTCGCAGATCGGGCAGCACGAGACGCCGTGGGGATCCAACCGGGTGCCCTACTGGACTGACGTGCTGCCGAGCTACCAGGGCGGGCAGTGGTGCGGGGCGTTCGCCTTCGACGCGCTCATGCACGGCGGTGCCGACCTGTCCTGGACGACGGTCCGGCGGTTCGTCTACACGCCGTGGGGCCTGGCCGACGCGCGGGCCGCGGGCATCTTCTACACGGACACCCCGCGCCCCGGCGATGTCGTGTGGTTCGACCTCGACGGGCGCCCCGGCCCGGAGCACGTTGGGATCGTCGCGGCCGCCGGGAACGGCGTGCACATCCACACGATCGAGGGCAACGTCGGCGACCAAGTGAAGACCCTCGTCCGCTCCGCCCCGCAGATCATCGGGTACGCCCGGATCACCTACCCCACCCCCACTGGAGAGGACACCGACATGAGGCTCGTGGAGCACCCCGGCGACAAGGCCGTGTACCTGCTCGGGCTCACTCCAATCCCGCTGCGGATCTCCACGCCCGACGTGGAGCCGTGGCGTCGGATTACCGGGCAGGCCCTGCCACTTCCGTCCGCCTCCGGCGCGATGATCCAGGCCGTCTCGGTCCCCGCGCTGGACTACGGCCAGCTCGCCGACGCGCTCGCCGCGAAGGGGATCGACATCGACCCGCAGGCCCTGGCCGCCGCGGTGGCCGACGAGCTCGGCAGACGCCTCGGGGCGTAGACTGACCGCAGCGCATCCAAACGCAAGGGCCCCTCGCAAGGGGCAGAAGAGCGCCCCCGTCCCGGGCTCATGGGACGGGGGCGCTCGCTCGCGGGGGACCTATCGGGCGGGCCGGTGTCAGGTCCGCGCGAGCCGGCAACCGCCCGATGTGCGGTGCCCTCTCAGTAGCTCGACGGCGCGTGCGGTCGAGGTGACCGGCGCTGAGGAGAAGTCCCTGCCGGAGCACACCGACCGGTAGACCCGGGGTGACGTCTCGTGCACCGAGCCGAGCCGGGTGGCCGAGTCGTCCGCGTCGCGCACGTCGAGGTGCCGCAGGATCACACCGCCGACGACGCGCTGCTCCTGCACGATCTGCGAGGTGCGCATCGCCAGCAGCAGCCGGGCCAGCATCGCCGCAGCCCATAGCGGCATCAGTACCAGTGCGATCGCCTCGGCCAGCGCACGGCTGGGGCCAACACCCCGGCCGTGCCGCCCGGTGCCGCGCCTCAGCGCAGCCACGGCGGGGTCTCCGGTCCGGGCTGCGGGGCCAGCGCAGCGGCCGGAGGAGCCGGCTGCTGCGGCTGCGCGGGGGCCTGCTGCGCGAAGGGGTTCGGCGCGGCCGTCGGGGTCTGCTGCTGCGACTGCGCGGGGAACGGCGAGGCGGCCGCAGGGGTGGCCTGTACCGGGTCGGGCCGGTAGTACGCGGCGTCGCCCTGCTGCATCCGCCAGGCGAACCACTGCTTGACCTGCGCGAGCTGTTCGGGGGTCGGGTCGGACAGCCGCCACATCGGGTTGCCCTTGACCGTCTCGGTCGCGAGCACGCCGACGATGCCCGGGAAGCCCGGCACGCCGACCTTGTCGCCCAGCCGGCTGACGAACCACTTCTGCGACATGAACATGTCGCGCATGACCTGCCCGGGGCCGATCGGCGGGGTGAGCGGCTTCTGCCCGCCCATCTTGTCGATGATCGCCGGGATCGGCGCGCCGTCCAGGAACGTGACGTCGCAGGTCAGCCGGGTGTGCGGGGTGGGCTGCTTCTCGGTCACCACGTTGTCCTGGCGGCCGCGGGGGAGGATGTGCAGGAGCCTGCCGCTGAGCTGCGCGAGGGATGGGTACCCACCGCCACCGCTGCTGGGGAGCTGGCTCGGCAGGGTGAAGTCGTCGTAGGTCATCTGCGTCATGTCGGGGGACCTTTCGGGGTCGGGTTGTCGGTTGGGGTGTGGTCCCGCCGCACCGGAGGCCCTTCCCCGAGCCCCCGGTGCGGACACTGCATCGTACTCGTATCTGTCTACAGTTGTCTACGACGTCCACCATGACGACAGCGTCTCGTCGTACTGCCGCTGCGCATCGTCTCCGCACTGCTCGCAGACCGCCTCACCTTCGTGCATCCGAATCGTGTCCCCTTCGAAGATGGTGGACCCACATGAGGCGCAGTTGCTGTCCCATCCTGCGGTGAACGGCCGAGACGGTGCGGATCCGAGGGGCGCTGGTTTCGGCTCGCCGCGGTGATCCGGACACGCGCACTGATCGGGAAGGAGGTCAGTGCGCGTGCACCGCTCGACCTTGATCATTTCCCCGAGCTCGCGACCGGGATGCCCTGCTCGACCCGGGCCCGCGCCGCCGCGCTGTGCTCCTCGCCCCACTCACCCTGGCGCGACTCCCACAGCTTGCCGATCGCCTCCTGCGAGTCTGCCTGAGCGATGAGGTCGAGCAGGGTCAGGGTCTTCGGCACGTTCATCCACGGCGGCGGGGAGGGCTGCGCGGGGGGCTCGGTGGGCGCCTGGGCCTCACGTGCAAGCCGGTTGAACGTGTCCTCGGACAGGCGGTTGCACTGCTGGTGCACCGCCGGGCCGCCCTGGAAGATCGGGACCCATCCCCGCGGGTCCGGGCAGGTGCAGTGCAGTCCGGACTGCAGCGCCTCGGCGACGGTCGTCGGTCGTGGTGGTAGGTCCGGCGCCCCGGCGTCGTCCACAGGCTGTGCATCGGGCTGTGGAGACGGGGTCGAGGCGCCACCCTTCGGTTCGGGGCAGTGCTTCGCCGTGTGCCCGGGCCGGCGGCAGTTGCTGCAGGTGCGCCGCTTGCGCCCGGACGGGGAGCGCTCTGCCTCGGCGCGGGAAGCGTCGGCGTGAGCCATAGCATCGGACTCGCTCTGACCGGGCAGGGGCTGGCCGGGCTCCGTGGTGAAGGTCTCGACCGACTCGGCTACTGTGGGCTGCGCAGGCGCCAGGGGCCGGTCGGACGGCTGTTCCCCGCGGGTCGATACGGGCCCGCCCGGCGCCTGCCCCTCGCCGCGCACCGGCGCACCGACGGGCAGCATCTGTGTGCTCGCGCTGCGCCGTCCGTGCAGCTTCACCGCGATGAGCATGTCGACCCATCCCGTGATCAGGTCGATCTCGTAGAGCTGTGCCACCCCGTCGCGCACGTGCAGTACGTACCCCGCCGTCCGGTCGATCTCCGGGGGCGTGGAGAACGAGCGGGTGGCCGGGTCGTAGATGTGCGTGCAGTTCGCGTAGCCCGCGAGCTGTGCGCCGATGATCTGTCGCTTCGCCGCCTCGGCAACCTTGCCCGTCTTGAGATCCCCGACCCGCAGCTTCACCTCGCCGTCCGGCAGGGTGACCTCCCACAGCGCGTCGAGCCGGCCCGCGTACCCGAGGGTGGCGTGCACGACGACCTGCTCGACGGCGCGCACGCGGATGCCCGCCTGTCGCAGGCAGGCCAGCGCCAGCGCGAGGTCGGACCCGAGCTGCTCGTCGGCAGGCAGGGCGATCTCCTCGCCCGAGGTGGCCCGCTCCAGCACGCGGTGCAGGGCCCGGCCGTAGATGCTGGCCGCATCGAGCCCGGCCGCCGCCTTCGCCCCGCGCAGCACCTCGTCCTGCGTCGCCTTGCTCTCCGGGTCGGAGGCCAGCAGCGCGCGCAGGTCGGCGCGCCGACCGAGCCCGCGCATCACCTCGCGCTCGGTCCAGATCCGCAACCCCTCGTTGCTGGTGAGCGATCCGGTCAGGGTCGTCACCCGGGTCCAGGGGCGCAGGTCCTCCGGGTCCTCGCCGGGCACGGGGAGCAGGTAGCGTCGGTGCCTGTCGTAGCTGACCCCCGGCACGTACCCGGGGTCGTCCTCACCGCCGGATCCGCCGGTCTGCGAGGGGAGCAGGAACTCCGTCGATTCGGTCACTGTGAGCCCTCTCTGTTCTGCACGTTGTCCATGATTGTCTACCGTAGCACTACCCGCCGAGCGCCCGTGTCGCCAGGGCGGTGCTGATCGCGTCGCTCACCTGTCCCTTCGTCGGCCGCTCGGGCAGGCGTGCGCCGAGCGAGTGCGCGTAGGCGAGCGCGTTCGGGCGGGGTCCGTCGCGCCGCCACGGCGCCTTGCGCCCGGCGCCGATCGCCCCGAGCTCGCGCTGCAGGCGACCCGCGTAGCCTTCCGCCTGATCCATCGCCCACTCCAGCGTCATGCCCGCGGCCAGGCACTGCGCGCTCCCTGCCGGGGCCTTGCTGCCGGTGACCCCGATCATCCACAGCCCCGGAGCGTCCGCGTCCGGCCACAGGAACACGAGCCAGTCGCCGACCGGCAGGAACCACGTCCCGGCCGGGGTCTGCAGCCACACCGAGACCCGATCGCCGAACAGGTCCACGTCACGGATCACGCGCCGCCCGGTGACCGGATCGAGTTCTCCGGCCATCACCGCGGCCCGGCGCTCCGCCTCGTCGAGCATCTCGTCAGCAGCGGTGAGCAGGGACTGCCCGTCCTTCGGCTCGACCTTCGTCGTGACGCTCAGATCCGCCATCGTGGCCAGGCGGTGATTGCCGGTGGCGCCGACGACGTCGATCAGCAGCGCGTCGTGCTTCGGGGCGAACCCGGGGACCGGCAGATGCCAGGGGCGCAGCACCCGCCCGGCCATCTGCACGTACAGCGGAGCTGACTGCGTCGGCCGGGCGATCACCGCGGCGCTTGCCTGCGGCATGTCGAACCCCTCGGTGAGCACCATCACCGAGGACAGCATCTGCAGCCGGCCGCGCCGGTACGCTTCGTAGACCCGGGCCCGCTCGTCCGGTGGGGTGCTGCCGGTGATGACCGCGGTCGGCACACCAACCGCTGCATAGGCGGCGGCTCCGGCGTGAGCGGTGTCCACCGTCGGCCAGAACGTGATGCCCTGCCGGTCCGATGCCAGCTCGACGTAGGACTGCGCCACGTGCTCCGGCGCGTCCGCCGCCTGCAGCTCCTCGCCGAGGGCTCGGTCGCCGTAGTCTCCCGCGGTGCGCCTGACCTGCCGCAGGTCGAGCCCGGCAAGCTCCACCCGCTTGCCGACCACGTCGACAAGCCAGCCGTGCCGGATGCCGTGCAGGATGTCCCGCTGGAGCACGACCTCCTGCCAGATGTCCCCGAGGTGTGCGTCGTCGGAGCGGGCCAGCGTCGCGGAGAATCCGGCCACCGGCACTCCGGGCGAGGAGAAGGCGCCGAAGTGCCGTAGTACGGACACGTAGGTCGGGGCCGTGGCGTGGTGCGCCTCGTCGACCACGATCAGTCCTACGTCGCGGATCCGTTCCCGGCGCCGCGGGTTGGCCAGCGTCTGCACCGAGGCCACCACGACCCGGGCATCGGTCTCGTCCCAGATGTTCTGCACCCGGCCGACCGACGTCGTCGGGTCGACGCTGTGGGTCTTCGCCACCGCCTGCACCGCGAGCTCGTCACGATGTACCAGCACCAGCATCCGGCCGCGCTCACCGAGCACCGGATCGCGCAGAGAGGGGTGCGCGAACACCACCGTCTTGCCGGCGCCGGTCGGCAGCACCACGGCCGCGCGGGAAGACACCCCCGTTCCGGTACCGCGTTCTCGTCCGGCCCACGCGGCGTGCAGTCCGGCGATCGCGTCGCGCTGGTAGTCGCGCAGCTCGATGCTCACAGCACCCCCAGCAACCGCAGGGCCCACCGCCCGATGAGCACGAGCGAGGTGACCATCAGGAGCGCTGACACCGCGAACCCGGCGAACACGCCGACGCGCTCACCCGCCCGGTACGCCGGACTGCGCGGGGCGACGCGGGCGGGAGCGGGCGGGGCGCACTCGGCGCACACGCAGAACAGGCCACCACCGAGGTGCACGAGTCGGGTCGCCGGGCGCACGAGGCAGGACTCGCACGGACCGAAGATGTTATCGAGCCAGTTCATCTCAGCACCTCACTCCAGTCTGCCCGGGATGAATGATGGTCACGTGACTGCCACCTGACGACGCCTGCGAATTCCGATCAGGACGGATGCCAGGACTACACCGTAAGTCTTGCCGAGGACTTGACCGGGCATGAATGCGAATGACCCGAACGCGAGTTGTAGAAACACGGCTGAGTCAAGCAGTGCCCCGATGATTCCGCCGACGAGGACAGCCAGGGACCAGCGCGGGGTGATCCATGTGAACAGCGCAAAGTCAGCGAGTTCACTGATTGCGAAGGCTGCGGCGGAGGCGGTTGCGATCCGGGGGTCGGCGATGGCGTACGAGAGGACGATCCCGACGGCGAGCCAGGCGAGGGCGATCCGCTTGCCGGCGGCCCACTGTAGCCAGTCCCGTGCCACCAGAGCTGGTCCGATCAGGAACACGCCAGCCGGGGCGACTGTGCCAAGGCCGGCCGGGATGACCCCCCATCGAGCGATGGCGTAGTTCGCGCCGACGATGCAGCTGACGTAAACCACAGCAGCGGCTAGGCTTGAGACAATCCTGATGCGACTCACGAGAGAATTCCGTTCAGAAGGTTGTCACGCCACTTCAGTGCCCATTGCATACAATTTCCGCAATTCTTGTGAGTACAACTAACTGACGCTCGGTTACTGCCCCTGCCGTTCCATCGTCCATTTCTCGACCAGGCAAGGGAATCGGCAGAAGCTAGATACTGCGCGCCGTCCCTAAGTCCAAGGGCCTTTACTCCGTAACCATGAAGCTGCAACCCTAGACCGCTCAACCGATAGAACAGATCGGTTATCTCCGGAGTCCCCTGTCGGCGACATACCGACCCAACTCCAACCAGCGGGAGACTGGCAAGGTCGACACTTTCCCGTGCGTACATGTCTGCGCAACGGAAGTAGTCGTCAGTAGAGAACCCCTGAAGTACCGGAATGAATCCGAGCGAATCATCAAGCTCCATTAAGTCAAGGTAGTTACGAACCGTCAGCTTCTGGTGGTCCTCGACACCGAGTCCCGTTTTTCGCAGAACGCTAGGTTCACACATCCAATCCTGCGGGCTCGCCCACTCCATCATTCCTATTTCCCGATCGTAGCGACGCACAGCCGCTACGTAATCACGTACCGATGTCTGCCAACCCCCGAACTGTCCCACCTCAGTAAAACCGCCGGAATCAAGGGCCCAGTTGGTCGTTGCCCGCCGCCACGATCCTTGACGCTTCAGTCGCCGATGCGAAATGAACAACGGAACATCATTTAGGAGATGAAGCCATGAGATTTCGTGTGTCCCGAGATAGAACCTCACCGCAGGACTCCCATCAATCGGGTCCCGATCCACTGTGTGTAAGCAGGCGGCAGTGCGTCGCGCACGCCGAGGTGATCGGTGGACCCTACGGTCACGACAGCACCGCTTTCGGGTCCGCCAACACATCGAAGGCTCGCTTCATGGTGATGCGGGAGTCACTCCCGCGGGCCCAGGGAGCTCGTGACACACTGAGGATCAGGGACCAGCTCTTGCCGCCGATAATCGAGATGAACACGTGCCGGTCATAGGTCTCGCCGGCCCACAGCGCAAAGCGACCGTGGATGCCCGGATTGCGCGCCCAGTCAGGCGTCGGCAGGTCACGCTCGGTGTAGCGGATCACGTACCCGTGAGCCTCGGGAACCCGTACCCAGATTCCGGAGTCGAGCGCGGTCTGAATCGCTTCCTTCAGTCGTCGCTGCGTCATCGTTGTCATCGCGGCTCTCCCAACCCCCAGCGCGCTGCCTCGTGCTCGGTCATGGTCATGAGCCCTTCGTCGTGGAGGGGAGCACCGCGCGGGTTGGGGGGTCGCGTCACCGCGCGGTGCTCCGTGCCACCTCACGGTACACGGGTAGACATCCATAGACAACCCCCTGATAGAGTGTCCTCATGACGAGCGAGCGCAAGCGGAACAAGCGGAGGCGCGCGGTGCTGGACGCGCTCGCGGCCGCACCCGAGTACCTGACCCGGCGACAGGCCGCGCATGTCGCGGGGACCACCGAGCGCACCATCGACCGGTGGCGCGACGACGGGATCCTGCGCACCTACAGGCACCGGGGATCCTCGCGGGGACACCTCGTGATGGTCTCGCGGGATGAGCTACGCGCGCACCTGATCCCGCAGCCGGCGCCGGAGAGCGTTTCGCGGTGATCCGCGTCGCCCTCGGCGGGCAGGTCTACGCCTTCGACCCCCCGCAGCGTCCGGACCCGCCCGGGCTCGTGTGGCGCGAGGTGGAGGGCTGGGCGTGCGACTGCACCGGGCCGGGAGCCGGGCATCCCGCCGTTGACTGCGCCGGACGGTACCGCATCACCGCCCGCGTGCCGACCTACCCCGAGCACGATCGCGAGCGGCTGGCCCGGGAGCGTGACGCGCGCACCCGGGCGGAAGGCACACACTCCGGGGTGATCGTCGGAGCACGGGTACTGCGCCCTGATGATCCCGGGGTGAGACTCCCCCCGAAGGCCGTCACGCTCGGCAGGACGGCGCACAAGGCTGGGAGGGCGCCGCGCCTCACCTATGCCAAGGGGTGGGGACGACGCAAGACCGGGACCGGTGAGGGGGCCTTCGAGCCGTGGCCGGTGGAGACCGTCGCCCTGCGGATTCCCGGCGTCGGGTGGGCCTGCTGGGACCGGTTCGCGGCACATGACGGGAGGGCGCTGAGCGCTCCGTCTCCGACGGCGTGGTCCGCGGCCGGCGCCATGGCGCTGTGGGAGAGGCGCTGGTACCGGGTGACGCACACGCAGTTCGGCAGTCTAGTCAAGGGAGTGAACGAATGAAGATCGGCGACGTGACCACGGAGGAGCCAACCCGGATCGGCACCATCGTCCGGGACAGGGACGGGGACCTCTACGAGCTGACCGGGAAGGGGTGGACGGGAGACTGGATGTGGAGTTCGATCCAGGAGAGCTACGGCCCCCTCACTGTCGCGCACCTGCCCGAGTCCGCCAAGGACGACCAGAGCCGGGGCGACGAGGAGGAGTGGGAGGAGGTGCTACCTGAGGACCTGCGGGTCGGCGACGAGGTGGAGGTCACTCGGCGCGGCAGGGTCGCCGAGGTGAGCCCCTCCCGGACCGCCCCCCCATTGATCGTTCTGGTGGGCGGAGCGCCCTACGACTTCCGTAACCACACCTTCCGTCGCCGGATCGTCCGGGACATGCCGGAGCCGGAGGCCCCGGCGCTCGTCGTGCACGCCGGGCGCGCGTTCGTGCGGCCGAATGCATCGAACGCACGGTTCCAATGGCGGGACGTGACCGGGGAAAACGGTGAATGGTTCGCCTGGAAGTGGGTGCTGGACCTCGACCGGACTACGCCACCACGGATCGTCCCGTGGGACAAGATCATCGGGAAGGGCTGAGCGGGATGGGCGCGCAGGTGATTGACCTCGAAGACCTGGAGCACCTGAGGTGGGGCGGGTCCGGGCTTGACGCGATCGCCGAGCGACTCGGGGTGCAGGAAGAGTCGATCCTGCGCGCGGTACTACGCCGAGCTCCCGAGACCCCCCTGCACCGATGGGTCGTGCGCGAGCGCGCCAGGCTCGGCGAGGAGCGGATGGCGTGGGTCGGTAACGCCCGACGCGCTAGGGGGTGGCTGGCGCGATGAGCTTCCTCGGCGAGTCGCACCCGCAGGAGTGGACCGCGGTGATGCCCGGCGACCTCGTGCGCGACGCGGCCGGCAATCGGTGGGGTGTGACCCGCATCGCACCGGACGGCGCCGGCGGGGTGTGGGCCGAGCTGAACGGCGGGGCGTTGCACGGGGTGCGCACGCTGCACGTGCCGTCCGGGACCACCCGGGTCGAGCTGGCGCCCGGGCCCGGGTGGGGACCGCAGGGTGACGGGGACGCCGCGTTGTCCTGGGCGGTCGGGCTCGTCACCGAGGTTCTCGGGGGTACGGTGGTCCGCACCTGATCGGCCGCCCCCACGGCCATACGGAGGAGAAACACTGAGGCCCGGCGGATCTGATGATCCGACCGGGCCTCAGTGTCAAGGGCTGACACGTCCACGACAACGCGAAAGCAGGATAGCATGTCCGATTCGTCCCCGCAGTCCGCCACGCAGGACATGATCGACCAGGGCGCGATCGGCGCCTATCTGGACCTGATCTACCCGCCCGGGTGGGACTGGCGGGGAGAGATCGGGGCGGCGCACTCGCTGCCCGGCGGCACGGGGATGCCCTCCGCGCACTGGCCGCGGGAGCGCGCGGTGTACGAGGCCGTCGAGTTCGCCCGCTCGGCGCAGCGCCGGGATGCGCCAGGGGTGTACCTGCGCTGCAGCACGGTGCGGCCCGACATCGAGCCGGGAAGGCGCGGAGGAGCACAGGACAGCGTCGAGCTGCCGGGACTGTGGGCCGACCTCGACATCGCCGGACCTGGACATCGGCACGACCCGGGCAAGCACGGCGGGCTCGTGCTGCCGCCGGATGCCGCGGGAGCCCTGGCCATCGTCACGGCCTCGGGCCTGCCGGCCCCGAGCGCCGTCGTGCACTCCGGGGGCGGGCTCTACGCATGGTGGCTGTTCGACCGGCGGGTCGAGCTGGCGCAGGAGGGACACGCGGTCTGGTCGCGGATCAGCGAGGCGTGGCAGGCGCGACTTGCCGAGGGAGCGAGCTCGATCGGACTGCACTACGGGACCGGGGTCGGCAACCTCGACCGGGTGCTCGGGCTCGTCGGCACACCGAACCGCAAGGTGCCCGGCCTGCCGACCCCGCGCCGCCTGCTCCACGCCGACGGACCGCGGTACGCCCCTGAGGTGCTGGCCGAGGCGTCCGGACACGCGACAGCCCCCGGGCCGGTCCAAGCCGGGTCGGGGGCTGTCGCCACGGGGCAGTGGCAGGTGGTTCCTCACGGATCGCAGCTGCCGTCCGAGCCGCTCGTGGCGAGCAGAGTGCGCCCCGCTGGGCACGTGTCGCCACTCGACGACCTGGAGACGCGGCACACGTGGGCGCAGATCCTCACCCCGCTCGGGTGGGAGCTGGTCAAGGGCGTGGAGGGACAGGGGGAGTGCCACTGGCGCAGGCCGGGTGCCTCGCACCCGCTGAGCGCGACTACCGGCCGCGAGGCGGACCGGGACCGGATGTGGGTGTTCAGTGATGCTGCCGGGCTGCCGGTCAATGAGCCCTTGACCAAGGGGTTCGTCTTCGCGGCGCTCTATCACGGGGGGGACATGCGGGCAGCTGCCGGCGCGGTGAAGGCCATGGGGTACGGCTCGACCACCCATGGAGAGGGGGACGGTGTCGGGGGTCAGGACGCCACCACCAACCCGGGTAGGCGCCTGGAGCTGACCGCGGCCTCGGGGATGGGCGGGCCGAGGGCGACGCGGTGGCTGTGGGCCGAGGGGTCGGCCGAGTGGCTACCCCTCGGCGGGCTGTGCCTGCTGGGAGGGCGCGAGGGGAGGGGCAAGAGCACGTGGGTGGTTCGGCTGATCGCGGAGCTGACCCGCGGGACGCTGGCCGGGGACCTGCACGGCACGCCGCACAGCGCGGTGATCGCCGCCACCGAGGACGACTGGCGGGCGACGATCATCCCCCGGCTCATGGCTGCGGGGGCGGACCTGGACCGGGTGTACCGGATCGACGCCGTGGAGCCGGACCGGGTCACCGGCGTCAGCCTGCCGGAGGACCTGTGGCCGCTGCGGGCGCTGCTGGCCGAGCGGACGGACGTGGCGCTGCTCGTGCTCGACCCGATCATGAGCGTCATCCCGGCCCGGGCGGACTCGCACAAGGACCACGAGGTCCGCAGGTCGCTGGAGCCGATCTCCGCGCTCGCGCACGCGCACGGGGTCACGGTGCTCGGGCTGATCCACGACAACAAGAGCACGGGCACCGACCTGAGCACCCGGCTCATGGGAAGCCGCGCCTTCGTCGCCGTGGCTCGCGCGGCGCTGGTGTGCACCGAGGAGCAGGACACCCCCGACGAGGGCTCCGTGGATGCACGGGGGGCCGATCCGGTGCGCCCGAGCACCGATGCCTCACCTCTGCCGGCCGGCGAGGTCGAGCGCCCGCGGGTGTTCCTGCTCGGGCAGATCAAGTCGAACCTCGGGCCCAAGGTCGGCGTCTCGATCCGGTACGTGATCGGGGCCGAGGTTGTGGCGCACGACGAGGAGCTCGACAAGGACGTGCGGGGCAGCTACGTGCACCGCATCGGCCGGCGCACCGCGGGCGTGGAGGAGATCGTGCGAGAGGCGGAGCGGGTCCGCCCGTCCGGGGACGGTGCGGTGACCCTGCGGTCGGCGCAGGAGCGGATCCTCGCGCTGCTCGACGGCGGGGAGAGGGGCAGCAGGTCCGTCAAGGACGCGCTGATCGACGGCGGGTTCACCCTGTCGACGATCGAGCGCGCGGCGCGGGAAATGGTACGAGACGGACGTATCCGAATTGTCCGTAATGGGAGAGAGACCTCGTGGTCCCCCACCACACCCCCTGAAGGTGAAGGGGGTAATGACGGCCTTAAGGCGATGAAGGATGAAGGGGGACGCTTCGCTGAAGCGAGCTCTTTCGTTGAAGCTGATTGCCTTCAACCTTCACCTTCACCGACCCCCCGCGCGCGCGCGCGCGAGGTGAAGGCAATCGACTCCGGGTGCGCCTGTCCCGAGGGTCAGCACTGGCCGTGGTGCGCAGGTGCGGCGTGACAGCGCCCGGCGCTGCTCCTCGCCACCCCCTGCCGCTGGTCGTGTGGGTGCCGGGGCGGGCGCGAACGAAGGGTAGCCTCAGGCCGCAGGGGCGTACCGCGGACGGACGGGTCCGGCTCGTGGAGCAGGTGCGTCTGTCCGGCTCTTGGCGCGCCACGGTGGTTGAGGTGGTCCTGCGGCACCTCGGGGCCTCGTTCGGCCCCGATGGGCCCGTAGTGGGCTGGGAGGCGTACGCCGGGCCCGTGTCCGTGCAGCTCGCGGTGCGCTTCCCCCGACCCGACTCGGCGGACCGGCCGTACCCGACCGCGCGCACCGACGGCGACCTGGACAAGCTGCAACGCAACGTGGGTGACGCGCTGCAGGACGCCCGGGTGATCCTCGACGACGCGCAGATCGTGGAGTGGCACGCGGTCAAGTCCTGGGCGCCTCCGCTGAGCGCCGGCATCTGGCTCGTGGTGACCCCTGCCGTGGGAGGATGAGGCGCATGGACGAGGAGGACGTTTCCGGTCGGCGGAAGGAAAGAAAGCTGCAGGTCGTAGCCTCGCCGGGCGACGTTCGCAACCGCCCGGGGCGACCGGGTAGAAACCTCACGGGGCGTCCGCCGACCCCCGAGGCGAAGGTCGAGGAGATCCGGGCCCTGCTCGCCAACCCATCCCTGAGTCGTAATGAGATCGCGCGACGCACCGGGGTGAGCGGCTATGTGGTGAGCCGGGTTGCCGCGGAGATCGGGCGCGCCTTCCGGCCGGCGGCCGAGGTCTCGGACACCCGGGCGGCTTCAGCGGCGCGTTCGGTCAATGCGACCGGGGACCGCAAGGCCCTGGCCGAGAACCTTGCCGGTGCGGTGGCCGAGATCATGGGCCAGCTCCGGGAGCTCCTCCCCGCCAAGGACACGCGCGCCACTGGGGACCTGTCCCGTGCTGCCGCCGCGCTGGTACGGGCCGCGGTGGACCTGGACCGGCTGGAGATCGACCGGCAGCGCGCGGCGAGTGCGGCGCGCGGCGGGTCCGAGGTCGACTCGTGGCTCGATGAGATGACTGGCACCGAAGGTGGACAACAGTAGACATGCTGCACTAGGGTCGAGTCATGGGAATCTTCAGTCTCGGGAGCAGCAACGGTCGCGGCCTGCTCGGACACGGCGCGGCACGCGCGGAGGCGAGCCTGCGGGGTGCCGAGCGTGGACCCGGAGGTGCGACGGTGGCGGCGCAGCAGGTGGACGTCGATGCCCGGCGAGGTGTCGTGGACTGGACCGTCACGCCGTACGGCGTGGAGCCGGTAGAGCCAGGAGGTGAGCGGTGATCACGCGTGATGAAGCGTTGGAGGCGATCAGGTCCGACGTTCGACCACTCCCCGACCTGAGCGGGGCGGACCTGAGCGGGGCGGACCTGCGCGGGGCGAACCTGCGCTGGGCGGACCTGCGCTGGGCGGACCTGCGCGGGGCGGACCTGCGCGGGGCGAACCTGAGTGATGCGGACCTGCGCGGGGCGTACCTGCGCGGGGCGTACCTGCGCGGGGCGGACCTGCGCGGGGCGGACCTGCGCGGGGCGAACCTGCGCGGGGCGGACCTGCGCGGGGCGGACCTG